TGGAGTTCAGAAGTGTGCTATTCCGATCTCATTAGCATGTGCTTGCAATTGAATTCTAGCAGCTTTGTTTTGGTCTTGTATTGTTTGTAGTCCTTGCAATTGTGCAGTGGTAAGTGTTCCTTCTTGCGCGGCCTTACGTGCAGTAAGTTGTGCACCTGCTAATCTCTGTGCCAGTGCTTGTTCATTTAATCTTGATTGCTGTGCTTGTGTTGAAGTTGCAGCAAGAACCGTTAGAAGGTTATTATAATTAGCTGCTCCACCCTGTGCTGCTGCAGTTGCCGCTTGCAATCCAGGCTCTACTCTTCCTGCTTCTACACCACGCGATGCCATATACTGAGCAAGGTCATTTGCTGCTGGAGCTGCAGTTGCACGTGGTGCTGTGGCATAAGCATTTTGTGGTGCTCCTTCTAAGTATGATTTAAGTGCAGCAAATCCTTCATTGGTTAAATTGCCTGCTTCTGTATATCGAGTGCCTAATCTATTTAAAAGATTACCATATGTTGTGTTTGCAAAATCTTCACGAGCAGCTTTTTGTTCATCTAGAGTTGTAGCCAACGCTGTTGGAATTTGTCCACCTTCAACGCCTCCAAGTTGAGCTTGATAATATTTTAATGCTTCTTGTGCGCCAAGTCCTTTTCTTTGTAAGGCTGCGGTATCTAGTGCTTGCTGTTGATTATACTTTGCTATTTCTAGATCTAACTTATCTGATGCAGTTTGAGCTTCTAATCCACGAGCAGCACCCAATGCATCATAGTAAGATGCTGGTGCGCCACTGCCACCACCACCACCAAGGACAACACTTGACCAATCATACTCAGGAACTGGGAAGTCATCAGCTAAACCACCACCACCACCAGCACCTGGAGCTTCTGGTGGCAGTATTTGATTAAATACAGAAGGTGCACCAATGCCTGCAGCCTTAGCTCCTGCTCGTGCACCTGGAGGTGCAGCTACATACTTAACAACTCCTAAGTTACTACCACTAGTATCTGACATACAATCCTACCTTAATTCCAATAATGCTGCAGCATCAGCAGCTATTTGTCTTGCCTTATTTGCTTCTAAATCTTTCAAAGCATTCTGATAAGATTCTTGACCTTGTGTGTCGGCCAAGTCATATCCTCTTTGCTGATTGGCTAGATCTGTTCTAGCATAGCCCAGCTGCCTAGCTCTTTCCGAAGCATAGTCACCCAATGCTTTATTATAAGCACCAGAGCGAACACCCATTCCATATAGTCCACGCTTGCCATAGTTAGCGGTCAGTCTTGGCACCTGCTTTTGTGTGCCAAAGGCTGCTTCTTCAATCTGGGTAATAGGGCGTTGACCAGCTGTCTCTGCCAGATAACGCTTATAAGTATTGAGCGCCTGCTGTTGAGCAAAGGTTGTCTGCAGATTCCTTCTTTGCTGCTCATATATTGATGGGTCAAAAGCCATGTAAATTACCTCTTATTATAATGTAAAAAATTTTCCTATTACCATTTGCCTATTGGGCAGGTAGAGTGTTTTAACTTTACTTTCATCTTCATAAAACAACCACACTGTTTGCACTGGGTAGTTGGTTTGATAAACTCTGGGCAGTCCATACATAAAGAATATCTAGTGCTTTCTTCCTCGTCACTAGCATACTCAGTGTTTGGGTTTAAAAAATCCCAGGGTCTTGTTACTCCTATCTTAGCCTTGTAATCCTTCCAAGCTGACATCTTGTTCCTCCGTTAATTTAAATTCTGTACCATCCCAAATCATACCTAATTTTAACATATTTATTTCTTCTTCTTTAATTGGAATAATTGTTGGGTTTGAATTCATGCCGGCAATTAAAGGTTCATGGTTTTTAGCCACTCCTAAAACGCCAGTAAATTCACCATCTACTACACATGCAAAAAAATCAAATTCATGACTCATTATATTTTCCTTCTATTATGGATAGCATCTTGCGCCACCTGTATTATACCATGCGCCCCAAGCAGTAAATGATGGACAATCGCAACCTACACAGGCACCACCACAACTTACACCAGAAACAGCAGATGCTCCGCATCCACCAGTATAAAATACTCCGTTACGAGCTTGAGGTACACATGTGTATTCAGGTCCTCTAGGGCAGAAACATTGGTTACCAGTAACTGATATACCTACGCAGCACGCACAACCAGGAGTTGCAACATAACCACAAAATCCTTCTATGTATCCTACTGGTGATAAGTAACTGCCACAACTTCCATTGGCAAGTCTATAATTTAATTGAGTACCAACGCATGCATTCTCTAAGAATGTTCCAGCTGGAGTACAAACAACTGGAGGAACATATCCACAAGCGGTGCTATTGGTAGCTAGTATTTCGTTATACGTGCCACCACTACCATCAGCACGTAGATTAAAGAGAGTAAAACCACTGCATTGGTTTGCTGCAAGGAGTGTACCAGCTGGAGGATAGACTGGCGGAGCAAACGGAGTAACAGCATTTGATGAAGCTGTAGATGCAGATTGAATTCCATAACTAGTTGTTCCAAATATTGTGAAGGTGTAAGCTACTCCATTTGTTAAACCTGCTACTTCAATTGGCGACCCTGCCGCACTTCCAGTAAATCCACCTGGTGAAGAAACAGCAGTATAAGATATACTCCCTTTACCAATATAAGATGGAGGTGTAAAGGTAATAACTGCACGTGTGTTTCCAGCCGTGGCTGTACCCATCACTGGATTACCTGGAGTATCACCTCCACCATCGATGAATCCAAGGATCGGCATTAGACGGCCAAGTCTCCTACTAGTACCCAAGTATCAGGCAGTTCTCTTTTAATCAAAGTTGCAGCTGTCCATATTCCACGTGTTTTAGTTCCAGGGTTACTATTTAAAGTAACACCACCAGTAGGAACAAACGTTATTTGTCCTGCGCCAGTTTGCATAACAGTAATTTGTGTACCAAGGGGAAACGCTACAGAAGCATTAAGTGGAATAGTAACGGTAGCTGCAAGTGCACTATTAATTTCTATTAACTTACCATCATCTGACAATGCTAAAACATAACTGGCAGCCTGGTTATTAATTGCTAAGTGATAAACAACATTGCCTTGGACTAGAGCACCATTGGTTGGAGTTGCAAGTCCAGTCACTGTTCCTATTGTAAGACTTGATGCAGTAGCTGCACCAATATTAGGTGTAGTTAAAGCTACTGATGATTGAATCTTAACACTTGTAACGCTGTTATCGGCAAGCTGTGCTGTGCCAATGGCACCATTTGCAATGGTTGCAGTTCCTATTACTCCTGTCCCATAGTTTTGACCATTTTGTAATTGTGTAACAAAGTTTGCTATTTCTGTGTTGTTTGCGTTATGTTGTGCAGCAATTACTGGTTGCCCTACGTCAAACGTAAACGGAATATTGATTGGTATAGCCATTATTAAGTACTCCTAATTTTTCTTCTCTTGTATTTGTAAGCTATTGAATTCAATCCCCATTTTCTTCCTGGGAATTGGTCTTGATATGTTGTTTCATCTGGACCTAGGAATTGCAATTGTATTGCATAACCTCTTCCAAGTGGTGAAATACCTTTTCTTTTAAGTGCTGCTCCAGTTGTGCTAAATCCATATGTTGCATCATTAGGATCTAACGGTACAGGTGGTGGATCTGCTACATATACTTCGCCAGGATTAGTTGCTGTAGAATATGTTGCACCGCCCGATGTTGGGGCTAAGAATATACTTCTTGTTCCACCAATTGGATTAGATTCATCATAGTTTTTATAACGATTTAATCTAACTATTGTATCAGTACCTACATCTTTAAATACAAAATAAGGACGAATAAAAGTTTTTAACTGTGCATATGTTGCATCGCTAAACCAAGACGTAGTGTAGTATGACGGAAATCTACCATTAAAACCTGCACCTGGTGCTATATCATCAGTGGTGTTATTGTAATCATCTACATAATAAACATATGGGAAATCATCATCTTGACCTGTCATTAAATAAAATGGTGTATCGTCAGCTGTTCTCCAGTCACAACCAGAAAGTAATGCAAAACCTTCTACGCCTGAAGGTACTTCAGCTTCGAATGAAGGTGCAGTTTGGAACATTGAATAAGCACCGTTAGGTCCAATCGTTGCATCAAATATTAAATTAACAGATGCATAACTTGGTGGTTCTCCTTGAGTACTTGGACGGTATGGTAATGACACCCAAACTCTTTGGCGTACAAATGATAATGTTATTTTATTAGTTGCAGTAGGATTAACTTCACCGTTAATAATGATTGGTCTTATGCGTTCAAAGATATCTTGTAGTCCATTGCGATTATAAAAAAACATTCCTTGCGGCCAGTCAAAGAAGTACACTCCACCGTTACCAGCAACAGCTTGCTGAGGTGTGTCAATGCCTAAGTTAGTTGAAACTTCTACAAGTTGGAATGAGTCAGCATCATAACCCATAAGAAGATAAATAGCTTTTTGTTTAAATATCATAAGCTGACCATCAACTATTTGTATGCCACGGATGCCATCTCCACCAGCGATAATGTCAATGTAGTCATCTTGGAACCAGTTCTCTGGTGAACTTTCATGTGACCAACGAAGTCTATTAGGATATGCAGATCCGTTCTCATAAGTATTAGCTACAAATAACTTATTAGCATGAGCAACTGTTAGTTCTGCGCGAGGCATATAACCACCAACTGGTAATTGATATGGCTGCCATGTCGGACCAGATGCAGCTAATGCAGTTGCGTATGTATCTCCTACAGTCCACTTATACATTTGAGTTGCATTTCTTCCAAGTGCAATATATAAAGTATCTTCCCATTGAGTAAATGATGCACCGTTTGTAGAATAAACATCAAGTGGTGTTGATGATGCACTATTTAAATAACTGAAGTTGCCACCAGAAGAAACATAAACTCTTCCATTTATTGGTGTGGCCAAATCTTGCAGTCCAGTTGATAACATTATTTGTGGATTTGTTAAATATTTATAATTATAAAGTGTTTTAGGATTCCATGTCCCATCGTGTGTTATTGCAGTACTATTCTTTGTTTGATAGCCGGCACGGGAAAACACACCACCACGTGGGTCAATCTCCACGTTAAGCATTCCTGGTGATTCATTAGTCTTTAACTGAAACTGGTCAGCACGAAAGTTAAGCCCACCAGTAAAGTTAAAAGCTTCTTGTACAATAATGTTAGCCATTATTTACCAAGCTGTTCCGTATGCAGGACCATTGCCTGCACCTGGAGACACCCTTATTCCTGGACCCAACCCATAACCAGATCCGCTAAGTTGTAATCCACCAGAATAAATTATTGGTTGATTTTGGCTTGGTGCTGTCAAGTAATCTTGATAGTTCTTTAAGTTTGTAACAAACTGTTCTCTATAAACCCTTGACATTTCAGGGTCTTCTTGGAACTGATAGATACGTGACATTGTATAGGCAATTAAGCATGCCTGTAATTCGTCATCTAAGTCTACAAACGCAGTACTGTTTGGATTATTTTGATTAGCATCAGACAGCCAGTTTAAGTTTGGTTGGCGGAATCCTCTGATTTGCAATAAGTATGTTTGGTTTGGGCGCGGCCATAGGTATATTGAATTTGAATACAAAGAGAAATAAGCTGGAATATTAACTTGGTTATTAGAACCTATCCAAATTCTTTCAGCTTGATGTTGACTAATATAAATTAACTCAAGACCAAAACCAGCATACTCGTCAGTTCCTTGAATAGCAATAACGTTAGTTAATTCTTTAATACCAGGGATTGGTGTAGGAGGACTAGTAGTTTCATCTGTATATCCTTCTAGGCTATATGGCACATCATAGTCTACAATGGTTACTGGTGCATATGAGTTTGTAACAGTAAATACTGCCTCATCACCAAATATTAATGGAGTTCCTTCAGTTACTGTAGTAACATAGTTTGCCTCAAACCAAGGCCAACGAGTTTCAGAGTCTACTATTGTTTGAAAACCTTCTTTAAGAAATTGTACTACTAGGTCCTGGCTAATGTCATCAGTGTTTTCATTCGGGCCAATTGACAGCTGAGAAAGGTTCTCAAGCAGTGTTATTAAATTAAAACAATTTAAGCCACCTGTTGGATCTATTGCCATATTAAATTCCTATTCTTTAGATTTAGCTGCTTTGGCCTGTTGATTTAAGTGTCCAATGCAGAATTCAGTTTTCTTAGCTTGCGGTGCTCTACATCTTTCTTGTTTCATTTCATTCCAATGTATACAAGTTGGCACAGGTGGAACATATTCTATGCCAGAAGGTGGAGCAAGTTCAGTATTAGACTGCACAAAGTTAGGCATAATGCTTGCAACATCTTGTCCAGGCTTTGGAGAATTATACATCTCACATCCTGCTGGAACTTGACTTGTATATACTGGCTGTCTTGTCATATGTTTAATCCTTCGTTGATAATTTGTTCTCTATATACTATACAAAATTTTCCATTTAAAAGGAAATAGCTGGCACTAAGAGAGTTGCCCGAAGGATGACAACCTTTCAACTCTTAGCACCAGCTAAACCTATTTTAACTAGCCGAAGCTAATTAAGTTATTATGCGTCAGCTGACAAGTAGCCCTGACGTGAACGGTTGGAGCAGGTAAGCTGACCGTAGGCCAATACGATGGCGTAACGAGCATCTTTCTGCGCAACTGTACCCTGCTGGAATGGAGTGCTGGTGAACCAGTGACCATTCATACCAGTGAGCTTGATGTACTTGGTATTGAGGAAGTACATCGAAGCGTTTGAACTCTGGTTGCCAGGCATTGCCAAGTCGTAAACGAGTGGGGTCTGCTTGAACATCAAGTTCTGGAATCCAGCATTTGCTTTTGCAACGTCCTGGTAACGTACGTTTGGTGTCAACAGCGACTCATACTTGCTGAACAATGGCTCAGTTGTGATGATGAGGTCTGGTGTGTCGTTACCCTTTGATGCATTGTTGTACACGTTTGCCATGTTAACAAGGCTCAAAGTTGCGTTTTGTATTCCTGCTGGAATGGTTGGGTTCCACCATGTGTTTGTTGCTGCGTCGATGCCACCAATTTCGGTGTTCAATGAACCAGCGAAACCGCCGATACCATTGAATTCGAGTGGGTTGGTTACACCGTCGTTCGAGCTAAGGAGCTGGTCGTTGACGAGCTTCTTAATCGACATTTCAGCCTGCATGATTTTAGCATTCAACAACTTGATGATTGCTTCTGTTCCACGGTTCTTGGCTTCTTCGATACCGCTAATTGCAATGGATGCAGCAATCTGCTTCCAGTTGTAAATAGCAGCGGTGATGCCATCTTGTGGTGTCAGCAAGATGTTGTCGTAGTCAGCGTACGATGCAGCAGTTGTGTTTTCCTCATAGAGTACTGGCTCAACTATCTGGGTTCCGCCTTCTTCCATAACAACTCTTCCGCCTGAATTCAGGTGGTTCAAGAGCACGAGGTCCTTGAAGATGTTGTCAACCAGCGTTGGCTGGTAGTTTTGTAATGTCGTAGAAAACAGTGCATTGTAATCTACTGCCTGCACGTTTGGTGAGGTCATGTTATTCTCCTTGTAATGTTAGTGTTTTGGTTAAAGCCCCAAGCCTTTTTTAGCTTGTTCAAAGGCTTCAAATACTGTTTTAGGTGCAGTAGTTGCGGCTGGATTTCCGCCCTTAGAAGATGCGCCTGTGGAAACAATTGTTGCCGAACGCTTAGCTTGAACTCTAGCTTGCTCTTCTGCCAGTTTCTTGCTGGACTCCGAAGCTTTAGAATAAACTTTATCAAAAGCAATCTGTTTAAAGACTGCCTCTAAATCCGTCATTCCTGTTGCTATAGCTTTTGCTACAACTTCATCTGGATTAAAATCTTCACCGTACTTACTCTGTAATTTGTCGATAGTTTTAGTTAACTCATCCATAGCTTTTGATTGCTCGAAAGCTGCGATGCGTTGCTCTAACTGTCGCATTTGCTTTTCAGCTGGATCCAACCATTCCTCTTCTTCAGGAGTTGTTGTAACCGTTCCCACACCGTAGTGCTGCTGTAAAGCCTGCAAGGTGCCTGCTGGGTCTTCCTGCAACGATTGTGCAAGAGTAGCAGCAAATTCAACTTGCTTTCTTTGTTCGCTAAGTTCCTGTGTCTTACGGGTATAATCCGCTTGACGCTGGTACCCAGCTAGAGCCTCCTCTAAAGGTACTACGATTTCTTCGCCATTGACTTGGAGTTTTACGGACTTTGCCGCAACCTCTGTGTAATCAAAAAAATCGGGCTCTTCTATTACGCCTGCTTCGCCTAATTCCTCGACTTGTCCATCTTCGACAATGGGGTCGATTACTTCAGTACTAGCACTAGCATCATTTATTTCTTCATTACTCATTTGGAATCCTATC